AACAAGAATGGGTCGTCCTAAATTTAATATTATGGGTGCTCAAAAATACGGTAAGTTAAAAGTGTTACTAAGAGAAGATACACAAATTATCTTAAGTCCAGGTCCTATCATTTTTGAATTAAGGCGTTTGTTAAAAGATTACAACTCAAACGATCATTTATTATTATCAGGTGATCCCTCTGTTATTGGATTGGCATGTGCTATTGTTTCTGATATAAATAATGGAAGATTTAATTTATTAAAATGGGACAGACAAGAAAAAGTATATTACCCTTTAGAAATAAACTTATATGAAAGAGGAAAAATAGATGAATAATATAAACTTTGAAAAAGATAGAGTTGATTCGGTTACACAAATTGATTCTACAAAAACATTATCTGATGAAGTTATTAAACTTAGAAATTTAGAAGAACAAATAGCTGCTTCAGAAGACCACGCAAAAACATTAAAAGAAAAAGCAAGAGAATTATCTCAAGTCGTCATTCCTGAAATGATGAAAGAGATGAATGTTACAAAATTAAAATTAAAAGATGGTGCTTCAATAGAAGTTACCAATTTTTATAGTGCTCGAATAACTCCTGACAAACAGGAATCGGCATTTAACTGGCTTCGAGAAAACGGCTTAGGAGACATCATTAAAAACGATGTAACTGTTACCTTTGGCCGTGGCGAAGATAACAAGGCAATGGCTTATGCTACCCTTGCAAAAGGTCAGGGCTATGAACCCATCCAGAAAATAGGGGTTCATAACCAGACTTTAAAAGCAGTGGTTCGCGAGCGTACTGAATCTGGAAAAGATATGCCCGCGGATCTTTTTAACACGTTTGTAGGTAACCAAACGAAAATAACCAAACGATAGGAGAAACTAGATAATGGAAACTAGAAGCGAGAAGCAAGTAGTAAAAAAAGAAGAAGCAGGTCTGCCATCAAGCGCTATGTTTGAAGCAGATGCTAAGTTAGGTTTTGAGAATGTAGATCAAGAAAGTGTTGCTCTACCTATTTTGAAACTTTTACAAGACGGATCAGGGGAGGCACAAAGAAAACATTCTAATTATGTTGAAGGTGCTGAATCGGGTATGTTTTTTAATACAGTGACGAGAAAACTATATGACGGAGAAAAAGGCATATCAGTAATACCTTGTCATTACAGATTAGAATATCAAGAGTGGGCTGACTTCGGTACAGGCTCAGGAAGACCAGAAAATATATTTCCTGGTAGCAGTGATATTCTTTCTAAAACAACGAAAGATGCACTAGGCAAAGATAGATTACCTAATGGTAATTATATTCAAACAACTGCTCAGCATTTTGTCATCATATCTGATGGCGATGTAACTGAAACAGCTTTGATATCTATGTCTTCATCACAAAGGAAGGTTTCCAAAAAATGGATTTCTGCGATGATGAGCATTACTAGAGATGGAAAAGACGGTCCCTATACTCCGCCACCTTTTAGCCACACCTATAAGTTATCTTCAGTTAAGAATACTGGAAAAGGTAAAGAATGGTATGGTTACAGTATAACTAAGGTTGGAGAAATAACTGATACAAATCTATATGCTAGAGCTAAGAAGTTTTACGAAAACTGCAGTAGAGCGGATCAGTCTAACGGAAAAATATCATAAGATTCCATTCCGGTTGGAATTGTGGGCGAGAGCGGGAGACTTAACTCGCCCATATTAAAGTTATGATGAAAGATTTAGAAAAATTTAAAGAGATATTTGAAGGTCTAGACTGTGCCTACGGTCAAACAGTTAAGACGGATCAATTTAGTGAAAAAGGTAAACATAAAACAAAATCGTTTACTATTACTAAACGTCCTATTGATAAACTTTGGCAAGACCATTTAGATGGAAAAGACCCTGCCCTAGGGATTGTACCTATAAGTAGTGACAATAAATGTAAATGGGGTTGTATTGATATTGATACTTATCCTTTTGACCATAAAAAATTTATTAAAAAACTAAAAGAAAAGAAAATACCCACAATTGTTTTTAGATCCAAATCAGGTGGTGCACATTGTTTCATATTTACTAAAGGTAAAGTACCTGCAATTGTTATGAGAGAAAAATTAAAAATGATTGCCTCTGTAATGGGTCATGCAAGAGCAGAGATATTTCCTAAACAAGATTATATAAGAGTTGATAGAGGAGATACAGGTAGTTTTTTAAATCTACCTTATCATGGAAATGGAAAAACAGTTCGATATGCTTTTAATGATGAAGGAGAAAGTATTACCTTAACGCAATTCTTTTCTTTTTATGAAAGTAAAGCATTAACAGAAAATCAGCTTAATAAATTTCAAATAAAAAAAGAAGTAACAGAAGAGAAAGAAGATGACTTTAAAGGAATACCTCCTTGTCTTGAAGCACTTTTATCAGAGGGTGTTGGAGAAGGTAAGAGAAATGATTGTATGTATAACGTAGGAGTGTATCTTAAAAAAAGATATGATGAAGGCGTTTGGCAAGGAAAGATGGATGAGTATAATACAAAATATATGAAGCCACCTTGTAATAGTCAAGAAATGGTTAAGACTATCGCATCGGTTGGAAATAAAGAATACCAATATAAATGTAAGAATGAACCTATAGTTAGTTTTTGTAATGCTAAAAAATGTGTCACAAGAGAGTTTGGTGTTGGAGACGATGGTCCTGTACCAGAGATAACTGAACTTAGAAAATTTGATTCAGATCCACCTATTTATTTTGTATCTATTGGAGGAGAAAGTGTTGAAGTTGAAGATGCAACATTACACGACCCTGAGAAATTCTCATTATCTTGTATGAATCAAATAGGTAAACCTATGATGCCTGTTCCAAAACATTCGTGGAGAAAACTATTAATAAAGCTTTTTAAAGATTTAGAAACAATTCCAGCGCCATCTTCTTCTAAAATAGATGTTCAGCTGACAGAAATACTAGCAGATTATATAAACAAAACTCCAGGGAAAGAAATGAAAGATGTATTAAGAGGAATATCATATACAAATAGAGAAGGAAGAACGTTCTTTAAATTTAAAAACTTTTGGAGGTTTTTATTAAGAACAAAATCTTGGCCAGACAAAACTTATCCTAAACAAAAAACAATTAGGCTAATGGAAACATTATTTAGTGTTACCGAAGAAACTCCTAAAATAGGTACAAAGACAGAAAGATTATTAGTAATGCCTACTATTAAACTAACAAGGCCTAATCCTAGAGTTAATAAGAAAGAAAAAGACCCATGGGAATAGATCGAACAATTATTCACGGTCCTCCAGGAACTGGAAAAACCTTTAGACTAGTTAATCATCATTTAGAAAATGAGGTTAGTGTTTTAAAAACAGATCCACAAAAAATTATTTATATTACCTTTAGTAATGCAGCAGCTACTGAGGCAAGAGATGAAAGAATAAACCATAATCTTCTTTATGTCTCTACTATGCATTCTTTAGGAACTCGAGAGTGTAAACTAGATACTAAGAAAAATTTACTAAGTGGTAATAAAAAATGGAGAGTATTTAAAAATTATCCTAATCATGAAGCTTACGCTAATATGTCTTTTGTAACAAAACTAGATGCTTCGGGTACTCCCACTTATGAAAATGACCACATGCAAATTATACAGTATGCTAGATCAAAAAAAATTGATTTACAAGAATCTGCAATACAATTAGGTAAACATGAATCAATTGATATTGATTTTACAATTCAATTAGAACAAGACTTAAAAACCTTTAAAGAGTACACGGGAATGATAGAGTTTTCTGATATGATTAAATTATTTGTCAAAAGAAAAAAGTGTCCTGATATCGAAGCTGTATTTCTTGATGAAGCTCAAGATTTAAATCCTTTACAATGGGAAATGTTTTTTTATATAGAGAATCAATGTAAACGATCTTACATCGCAGGAGATGATGATCAAACAATCTATGGTTTTCAAGGTGCAGAGCCTGATATATTTGTAAACCTACAAGGTAAATTTGATCCTCAAGAAGACTCTTACAGAGTTCCAATAAAAGTACATAAAAAAGCATTGGAAGTTATATCTCAAATCACTAAAGAAAATAGAGTTAGTAAAAAATGGAATGCAAGAGAAGCTCAAGGAGAGGTTCTAGAAAATATGTACTTAGATGAAATAGATTTTTCTGAAGGCAAGTGGATGATATTGGCTCAAACTAATAAATTACTGGAAGAAATTGGACAGCATTTTTATGGACTTGGAATAAGATTTACTGGAAAAGTAAATAGTGTTTTACCTAATGAAGTTTTACAGGCTTATCAAACATGGATTAAACTAAATAATGGAATAAGAGTTAGTAAAGAAGACGCTAAATCTGTTTATAAAGAATTTTTAAGCTCTCAAGCAGGACATGTTAAACATGGTTTTTCTAGTGGTAAGACGCTAGATCATGTGGAAAACGTAACCTTAGAAGAACTAAAAGAAAAACACGGGCTACTCGTGACAGGCAGCTGGGAGCAATTACACATAGAGGAAGAAGTTAAGAATTATATTAAAAGTTTATTAGAAAAAAAAGATGATTTAATGCACGAAACAAGAATAGAGTTATCTACTATGCACGGATCAAAAGGAAGAGAGTGTGAAAATGTTTTAGTCTTTCCAGATTATGGAACAGAAAATCAAGTTAAACCTTATCAGGAAGCTAGAAACAATCCAGATGCGCAACATAGATTAGTTTATGTGGCGGTAACTCGAGCTAAAAACAAACTCTATCTCATGGCACCATTACATGATGAGTTTTACACTATAGGAGGAATAATAGAATGAGTGCATACGATAAACAAGTAGGAGGATCTCACTACAAGGATATGAAAATTCAACCAAGTGAGTTTATAAACAAGAACGATTTGCCTTTTGCAGAAGGCAATGCTATTAAATATATCTGCCGTCACAAGCATAAAGGAGAAAGACAAGACTTAGAGAAAGCAAAACATTATATAGATATGATATTGGAAAGAGATTACGCATTAATACCGATGACAGAAGAAGAGGAATACCGCAACGCTGGTATCTCTAAAGAAGATGCAGAAAGAACTTACCCTCCAAAAAATTCTTGGGGAATGATTAAACCACCTGGAACATCTCATGCAGATTGGATTAAGGGTTACAAAGAATGGAAAGATAAATCATAATGTTTGAAGCTCCTATAGAATGGGTTTGTCCTGAATCTTTTCCAGATTTAAGAAGATACTCACATATTGCGATAGATTTAGAAACAAAAGATCCTGGTCTAACTAAAAGAGGATCGGGTGCTTTAATTAATGATGGTGCTATTGTTGGAGTAGCCGTTGCTGTTAATGGATGGTCTGGATACTTTCCTTTCGGTCATGAACAAGGTAACTTTTTTGAAGAACGTAATGTTATGGATTGGGTTAAAGAAATTTGTGCCTTACCTTCAACAAAGATATTTCACAACGCCATGTATGATGTTTGTTGGTTAAGAGCTTATGGTGTGAAGATTAATGGACCTATTATTGATACGATGGTTATGGCCTCTTTAATAGATGAAAATAGATTTTCTTATTCTTTAAATAGTGTTTCTTATGATTATTTAAAAGAAGTCAAAGATGAATCAGCTTTAAAAGCTGCTGCAGATAAAGCGGGAGTAGATCCTAAAGCAGAGATGTATAAACTTCCAGCTATGTATGTTGGAGCGTATGCAGAAAAAGACGCTGAATTAGCTCTAAGACTTTTTAATTTATTAAGTGAAACTATAAAAACAGAAGATCTTAGTGAGATATTTAAATTAGAAACAGATCTTTTTCCTTGCTAATAGATATGAAAATTAAAGGCGTGCGTGTAGATATCGAAAAAGCTCACCAAACGAAAGAAAAATTACTTGGACAAGAAACAGCATTGCTGCAAGAGATAAAAAAAGAAACACAAATAGATACTCAAATATGGGCTGCAAGGTCCATTGCCAAAGTTTTTGAAAAACTGAAATTACCCTACGAACGAACAGCGAAGACTCAAGCACCTTCATTTACAAAAAATTTTCTCTCTACCCATAAACATCCTTTGGTACAGAAGATAGCAAAAGCTAGAGAAATTAACAAGGCGCACACAACATTTATTGATACTATTATTAAGTATGAATATCGAGGTAGAATTCATGCCGATATTAATCCTATTAGAGGATCAGGTGGTGGAACAGTTACCGGAAGGTTTAGTTACTCGAATCCAAATCTCCAGCAAGTCCCAGCGAGAAATAAGGAGCTAGGACCTATGATAAGATCTTTATTTTTACCTGAACGTAATCACACTTGGGGTTGTTTTGATTACTCTCAACAAGAACCAAGACTCGTAGTGCATTATGCAGCTTCAAGTAATTCTATTTGTAAAGATGAATCTGTAGTAGAAATAGTAGAAAAGTTTAAAGACGAATCAGTAGACTTTCACCAAACAGTGGCCGATATGGCTAACATAGAAAGAACTCAAGCCAAAACTATTAACCTTGGATTGTTCTATGGAATGGGTAAAGCCAAGTTGCAAGCAGAGTTAGGATTAAACACGAGGCAAGAGGCTGAAGATTTATTTGATAAGTATCATGAGAGTGTTCCCTTTGTTAAAGATTTAATGGATAAGACTTCAAAAACAGCGTCTCAAGATGGTTATATTAGAACTCTTTTAAGAAGAAGATGTAATTTTCCTAAATGGGAAGTAAATGAATTTAGACGTGGTAAATTATCGGTAACTGGAACAAGAATAGAAACAGAGGCTAGGTTTATAGAAAATTACAAAGAAAAATATCCTCAAGTAGACGAAGAAAAAATTAATCTAATTAGAAAAAATTTATCTAGTGAAGATCAAAATTTAATAAAAAGAGCTTTTACTTACAAAGCTTTAAATAAATTAATACAAGGATCAGCTGCTGATATGACTAAAAAAGCTATGTTAGATTTATATAAAGAAGGTATTGTGCCACATATACAAATACATGATGAATTGGATATATCCGTTCAATCAAAAGAACAAGTGAATAAAATCATTGATATAATGGAGAATGCTGTTAAGTTAAAAGTTCCCAATAAAGTTGATTATGAATCAGGTGAAAATTGGGGAGACATATACGATAAATAGGAGGAAACATGAATATATTAGATCAAGTAAATCACCTATGGACAGATCATAAAAAGTTAGTGATAGCTGTTGTAGTTGTTATAATTATTTTATTAATTACATAATAGGGTTATATGTTAAATGGCATATTTAAACGCGTACATACCTGTGACGTATGCACAGATCAGGAGGGAATACCTTTATGACCTTAAAAAACATCATGGAGAAGTTGAAGATTGCATTATATTTGCTATGGCTTCGATCACTGGTCGTCCTATATTGTTTCACGCGATTATGGAGAACGGTGCAGTCTTTTATCGTCTCCCAATATCGGCCTTCATACAGAGATCGTATGATATACAAAAGGTTCCTAGGCCTAGACTTGACGAGTTGGAGCTTTGGAATTGTTTTAGTTACTATCCTAGTGTTACTTCTTTCGATCTCTTAGACGGGCAACACGGTAAATTTATAGGAAAAGACAAGAAATGGCACCCAGGATCTTATCTTTTTACTGTTGACTGGGCCCACCCAGAGAGTAATATACTCGATACAGATCATTCTGAAATTCCGCACGAACATAAGTGCGCTCATATAATTGCCTTGGATGATGGCAACTATGCGGCTCAGCCAAATAATAGAATCATATGGAACATACCGTCTTTCACCGTGAAAGATGAAATTCCTGATTACAAGGTACAAACAAGTGACTGGAATGTTGAAAATAGTAGTGGATGGTGTACTGAAGACACAGACAACTTTTTCTACGAAATTGAGGAGAAAAAAAATGATTAAAAAAATATGGAAAATTATTTGTTTGCCATGGACTAAATTAGTTAAATGGTTAGCAGAAGGATTACCAAAAAAATAATGAATAAGTGTAAAGATTGTTTTTGTAATTGTCATTGTAATGTTAAAAATCATTCTGATGATAGTGGCGTTTGTCCATGTGAGAACTGTAATTGCAATCCTCAAGGAGCTACAGTAAACGACGATGAGTGTCTCTCGTGTCAATAGACGAAACAAAATGCTGCAATACGCACAGCAAAGAAAAAGAAGACAATGGTACATGCTGTCAAAAAAGCGTTCAAGAAAAAGCCGAACAACAAACGTATGAGTACCATATTAAATCAGGTACCACACCAAAGGAGATAAATGAATAAAATATGTTTAGTATTAGCATTATTGATTTACTCTACAAGTGCCTATTCTGCAGAAACACAGACGAACGTTTCGGGCAGTAACACAAGTATCGAAGGAGGCTATACTGGTGGTGCAACAACTTACCAAGATGGCAGTTCATCTAACTCAACAACTAACTCTACCAGTAATTCTAATATAAGATCAGCTCCACCAACAGCAGGAGCACCCTCTTATAATTCTATGACACAAGATGTCTGTGCTGTAGGTATGTCCGCAGGGCTACAGACGTTTGGAATTGGTGTCAGTGGGGGTAAACATTTTATAGATAAAAATTGTGAACGATTAAAGCTAGCAAGAATACTTAATGACTTTGGTATGAAAGTAGCAGCCGTTGCTATACTTTGCCAGGACGAACGTGTCTTTGAATCTATGATTCAAGCTGGAACACCTTGTCCAATTGATGGCAAAATTGGAAAAGATGCCCAGGCTTTATGGAACAAATATGAATTTGAAAGACCTGATTATAAAGCGTATGTTAAGCGTATGAAGAAAAGAGAAAAAGTAAAAATACCAGACGCCATAGCTTTAAAAAAAGTGGATAAAATCACATGGGAAAATCCAAAATAAAAAATATTATACTTACGTTTTTTGTTTGTTATGCAATAGGTGCATGCGGATTTAGTAACGTTGGTGCAGAAGATAATGATACAGGTTTTTCAACAAATATATTACCTAATGCTGGTACTACAACATCAAGTTACAGTAATGCTGGTTTTGATGGAGTTGCAGCCTCAACAGGAAGTCTAACAAATAATTCAACACACAACGGATTTACTATTACTTGTGAAACACAAGTATCAAATGCCTGCGGTAGATCCAATACATCTGTTGGAGAATTAGAAGCTAGTCATGATATGACAGTTACAGCTACTGGTTCTTTAGTAGGTATAGAGGGAGATAGTACACCAGATGGTGTTACGCATACATCAACACAACAAAAATTAAATGGTGGAATAGGTATAACCAGTAAGATAGCAGTGCAAAACTGTGAATGGAGTTCATCTAATTATAGATGTGGCAGTTACTCAGGAGCAGTTGATTCATATACTTTAGTAATGAAAGTTTTAGATGCAGATGAAAATGTATTAGCTTCATCTACTCAAATTAGAACAACTGATGCTGGTTATAATGCTAATGAAATAACATTTCACGATAGCTTAAATTACAATGGAGTTCATGCTAATAAATATCAATGGTCTTGGACAGGAGTTGATGGGTCACAAAGTACATCAACAGCATTAAGAGGGCCTAATTTATTAGGTGCTGAACTAGAGTTAGCTTTTCCTACAGATGATTATGAACCCTTAAGTACAGCAGAAATAGAAAGTATTAATGAATCGTTAGGCACAGCTAATCTTAATGAATCTGAA